TATGTGCCATTTTATTTTTTGTTTATATAGTTGTTAATGCTTGTAGTTCTGCGTCTGTTAATGCGGTGTTGTATACTCTTACGTCTTTAGTTTTGCCGTAGAAAGGATTATTACCGAATAAGTTAAAGTCCAATGTAGATAATGTATTTGGAGAAAAAGTTAATGCAGAAGTGATTGCGCTTTTTAAAGTTCCATTTATATAAATTTTCCAATCATTGCTCTTGTATGTAAAAGCAATTTTTAAATCATCAGTTTGAGAAAAGTCATAATTATTGTAATTAACACCTTTGTTGCTAAAAAATGCAATTCTATTTAAATTAGCGTGTAAGGTAATTCTTAAATAATTTCCAACACCATCAGATAAACTAATGCTCCTATCAATACCCCCATCAGCCAAAGCACTAATCTCCGCATACAAAACCCCCTCTGTTGAATTTATTACTTGGTCATTACCACCATTATTACAAGCCTCTGCAACCCTCGTTACTGCTGCTCCACTTGTAGGGATATAAGATGTAGCGTAACTGCCTTGTTCTACTTGTGCGCCCCAAATGTAAATAAAATCACCATTACCACCTATTGGTTGAATACGTGCATTTGAAGTTCCTGTAACTCCGTTCTTAGATTCTGTAATACTTATTCTAAACCATCCGTTTCCGTAATCTTCTAAACTTGTTGCTATCGGTGTACCTGTTGATTCTGTAATTATTTGTGTTGTTAGATTAAATTTAACAACAATAGTTTCTGACATTGCAGGTGTGTAGACTAATTGCACCTCATTTACATTACCTTCTTTTACAAATGCAGAAAAAGTGTAGTTTAAACTTGAAGTGTATGTGTTTATTACCTGAAGGCTTGACGTAACACTATCATTAGTTAAAGTTGATGCAGTTAAATCTCCTTTAGGACTTATTACTGTATTAGGTGTAATTGTAGCAGAATTTAATTCAGTCCAAGCAGCATTATCAAACGCTTCCGAATAAGGAATTAAATTAGTCCTACTTGGCTCTAACAACAAAGCACCATTCGTATCATTACTAAAGTCTATTCTTGGCTCATTACTACCAACAGTTTCTATTAAACCTTGTTTATTAACTCTTGTAGCAGAACTTGCTCTTGTAAAGTCAAAAGGTAATGGCTTAAAGTTTCCATTCTCATCATTGTATGCGAGTAAAGAACTTTCTTTTGTCGCCCAATTACCTGCTCCTAATTTTAAAGTATTTGCCATTGTTTAGTATGTTTTATATAATTGTCCTGTTGCCATTTCAGTAAATGAAGTCCAAGAGGTTATTGTTTCTAATTCTGAATCAGATAATGCTGTGTTGAAAACTTTTACATCTTTTACGTTTCCGTAGAAAGCACCCGACAATACATTTACAGTTCCTAAGTTAAAATCAAAAGAGTTAAGTTCGGTAAAAGCAAGTGCTGATGTATTGGTAGCAACCTTTTCCCCATTTACGAAAAACGCAACATCATTAAGTGCATATTTACAAGCAATTTTTACAAATGCAGTTTCGTCAGTCATTAGTTTAGAGAGAACAAACTGAAGTGAATTGTTTACATAACCTAAAGCGTAAACCCTTTTTGCAGATGTTGAATAACCCATCCATAATCTATTATTTAAAGAACCAAACGTATTATTATTTAACGAAATAGTTTTATCAGTATCATCGCTATTTGTAGATATCTCCGCCATTAAAACACCCTCTGAATCATTAAACATAGAAGCATCTCCTGCACCATTACAAGCCTCTGCTACACGAGTAACTGTTGAACCGCTTGTTGGTATGTAAGATGTTGGGTAAGAACCTTCTTCTAATTGTGCGCCGTAGAAATATAAATTAGAACCTAATGAAATTCTACCAATTTGTAACTCTGAATAAGCTGAGGAAGCAACTAAAGATGCTGTTACTGAACAACGATACCAACCATTACCCGCATTAAAAATATCAACAATTGTATTGGCGGTTGAAGTACTTGCTTCTACTGATGTAAGATTAAAATTTCCTGTGTAATTTGATACCCCAGATATTAGAATAGTAAATGAACTTGTATTGCCTTCCTTAGCATAAATAGAATATGTAAAAGTTCCATTTCCAGCCGAAGATAATAATCCCGATATCGGGTATATATAACCAGCAGCACCCGTAGATTCAAACAATGAAGCGTTTAAAGTACCATCTGGCGATGTTATAATATTTGAAGTAATTGTAGATGCCGATTTATTCCAATAAGCATTACTAAAATCTTCTGAATAAGTAAGTAAATTAGTCCTACTAGGTTCTAACAAAAGAGAAGGATTGTCTTGTACTACTCCATCAATAAATGGATAGTCAAGTCTTGGTGTTCCTGTTGCTACTGTTTCTATTAAGCCATCTTTGTTTACCCTAGTAGCAGTAGATGCCCTTGTGAAATCAAAATCGCCTACACCATTAGAAGGCTTTGCTGAATAAAGTTTACCACTCTTTACACCACTTGGTATCTGTACTAAACTGGCTTTATCGTATATACTCATCTTAGTTTAATATTAATGTTTCATAATTTTTCATAACTGCTTCTGTGCCTTCTGCAATACCACCATCAAATAAAACTCTATTTGAGTAATCCATTGTAAGTCCTATTACTTTGTATCTAATATCTTGAACCGTGTTTATCTCAGCAATATTCGCTGTGTTGGTTGCTATGTTTGAAGCGTTTGTTGCTATGTCTACATCATTGCTTGTTATGTTTGTCTCAGCCGTAGTTAATCTTGTGTCTAATGCTGCTATGTCTGTGTCATTAGAACTTATATTAGCTGTATTAGTATCAATATCAGATTCCGCAGTAGTAAGCCTTGTGTCTAAAGCAGATATATCTCCCTCATTAGTAGTAACCCTTCCCTGTAAAGCAGTAATATCTGTGTCGTTAGTGTCTATCTGACCCTGTAAGGTAGCGTCTCCTGCTATTCTTGCAGCTTCCTCTGTGTCTATATTACCTTGCAGAGTTGTGTCAGCAGAGGCTCTTGTTGTGGCTTCTGTGTCTATGTTAGATTGTAAAGTGTTATCATTAGCTAATCTTGTTGCTGCCTCTGCATCTATATTAGCCTGAAGTGTATTATCGTTTGCAAGTCTTGTAGCAGCCTCACTATTTATATTTGATTGTAAGGTATTATCCGCTGAGATTCTTGCTGACTCTTCAGAGTCTATGTTTGCTTGTAAAACACCATCAGCAGCTATACGAGCAGCTTCCTCACTTGCTATATCAGCCGTGTTAGTGTCTATGTCTGCTTCAGCAGTAGTAAGTCTAGTGTTTAAGCTAGATGTGTCAATAGTAATAGTCTGTCCACTTGCAGTTGTTACAACACCATTAGTACCTACTAAATTTAAAGTCTGAGAATCTAAGTCCACAGCACCAGTTCCGCTATCTCCTGTAAAGTCTAAGTCTTGAGCAGTAATATTGTTGTCTACATAATCTTTAACGGCAGCACTAGTAGGAATTGAAGTATCATTGTCATTGTTTGCAATACCATCTGCTTGGTCTACAAGTTTACTAATAGTTATATTCTCAGCAGTATCTTTTAAGCTACCAAACTCTACAGTACCTTCTGCTCTAATGTCTCCTGTATTGTTTATAAGAAGTCCTGAGCCATTACCATTACCATCAGTAACCTCTTGCAAAGTACCATTTAACTCTCCGTTATTATTTACTTTTAAAAGAGCCTTAAAAGTGTCTTTAATCTTATTTCCTTCTAATGTTGCCATCCTTATTTATTTTCTTTAGATAGTTCTTTAATTTTACTATGTTCTGTTGCTTAGGCTTATATTTTACAGCACCCATCCTTGAAATGTTGCATCTCTATCAGGGTATATGTCATCGTTTGAATTATTGTTATACTCTGGAAATAAAGATTGGTTAAACGCCATATAGTCTATAAATCTTCTAGTGTAGTATTCTGCTATGTCTCTTTCTTTGTTTACTAAGTAATCTACCTCATCCTTAGAGACTGTCTCAGCGTTTTCTGATGTGTGTTTATATACACCACCATTTTTCACAGAGTAAGCAGCAAACGGCAAATAATCCACCATAGCATAATGAATAAGCATTGGCTGTACATAAGTATTTACTAAAGACAAATAGTCCCCTTCTAAAGTATTTGCTATAATATCAGCAGAAATCTTATCGTATAATTTAGAACCTAAGTAATTCTTAACGTGTATCTCTTGTGCTATTTTAATAAACTGTATGAACTTATCAGTATCTACATTACCATCTAGGATGCTGTTTCTTACTAAGTCTGTTCTTGTTATGAATAATGCTGTTGCCATTTATATCTTAGTTTTTATATCCTTTATTCGGCATATCTATTGGTCTCTTTGCTACATTAGCATCGTTTACCTTAGGAGTAAAACCTTCTTTTTTAGCTTTATTTACAGATATATCTTTTACTTTAGGACTATTTACATCAGGTCTACCAGTACCTTCATATTTAAAAGTCTTTCTCATCCAAAAATGATGGCAGTTAGCTCCGCCCTTCCAAAGGAACAGATTATAGGTGGTTTTCCCTTTTTCTGCTAGCTTTGAATTTGCTGCACTTTCTTTGTCTAAGTCCTCTTTACGGTAAAGTTTTTTATCACTTACCATTTTTCTACAGAACTCTCTAGACTTACCACTAACACTTAAAGGTGCATACTGATACCTAACAATAAATAAAGTGTTATCTATCCTCTCATCTTGCTTACTTATTGAGTTTGGTCTTGCAGTAGGTGTAGTAGCAAAACTCATCATTTTATCTAAAGCCTCCTCTTGGTTATAATCTACTGCTCTTTCATCTACTAATGCCCATCCATCGTTTTCTAAAGACTCTTGAGTCTCTCCTAGACCTTCTAAAGATTTTATTAACTCCTCATCTGATTCTTCAATATGAGATGACATCTTTACTCCTGTCTCTTCTTCTCTAGTATCCTTATCTACCACATTATCTAAGTCTGTAAACTCTAGTGGCTGTAAGGTCTTAAAGTATAGTTTTAAGGAGATATTATTAAAAGCTAGTACTTGGTCAAAGGCATCTATTAAAAGTGTCTGAAATGGTCTTATAACGGTGTTATCCATTAATGTAGAAGCAGTCTCTATCTCTTCTGCGTTGTTTCCTAATCCTGATGAGTCTTTAATACCCAAAAGCATAGGAGAAACTACCCTGTGTGCTACCATTATCTTTTTAGAACTCTCATCAGATAAAAACTGGTATTGTTGGTGTGCATCTGATAGTTGTACAGGCTCAATACTAGCAGCAGTCTCTGCATTGTCATTAAAAGAAAGTATAAACTTACCTGAGTTGCTAGAACCTGCAAACTTCTGATGTATTTTGTTTTCTATTAGCTGTCTCTCCTCCTCATTAGGAACTCCATTGTTGAAGTTAATTAACATAGAAGGTGCAAGACCATTCATAATGTTGTTTAGGTGGTAGTTAGATATTTCCTCCTCTAGTTCACAATACTGTAACCCTCCTTGATAATCTACTGGGGAGTAGTAATAGAATCCTGCTCTATAAGGCTTAACAAATAATATCTCAATAGCTTCTTTAGAGAAACCAAATGCAGGTATCCTCTGAGGCTCATCAGATGGTTTTATTTTGCCCCAATCCTTAAAGTAATAATAAGCCTCTATATCTCCATCCTCGTTGCACTTCTCTGCTCTAAGAGTCTCTACAGGCATATGCTCTACTTGAACAATCCTAGACCTATCCTTAGAATATATTACTTGCATAGCACAACTTCCCATTAATTTAAGGTCATATACTAGCTTTCTAGTACAATCCTTATTAAATAAGGTTTTCATTTGTGCATATTGCTCAGGCTTTCTATTAGAATCAGTAGCATCTAACCCCTTACCATAAATCATCTCTGAAATTCCATTGATAATAGCGTTGTTAGTAGGAGAACCATTATATCTGTCTATAAGAAACTGATAGTAGTTATTATCAGCACCATAAGATACCCAGTCCTTACCTCTAACCTCAGATACTTTAGGAGATGTATAAGTACTAAGATTCACTACCCTTACATCATTATGTACCTTATTGTGTACTTTATTATGTACGTTTTTATTTATAGCGTTCACTATATTGTTTTTTCTTTTCATATTATAATGTAATCATTATCGTAGCTATCCTCTGTAACAAACTGACCTGTATTAAGAGCATAGTATTCTCTCAACTCTTGGTTTATTCTTTGGTCTGTACAGAATATTTTATCTTTATAGTACACATCATTAGTTAAAGAATCATCCCAATTATAGTTAGCTAATTGCCATTGGTCAAGATTCGTGTTCCAAACATTAGAATCATTAGTAAGTGATAAATCATAAAACCTACCTTCTACTAATTCAAATCCTGTTGTAATACTAGAATATCCATTATTAGTAACAATATCTACCTCTTTTAATACAGAAGTATTAGTGCTGTCATCTCTTAAAACTAAAGTAGCTACATCTATATAATCTCTAGGTATAATTTGTATAGTCTGTGGGTCTGTGCTTGTAGTTAGCTTCTTCATACTTATATAACGAAAAAAAAACTATCTTTTGTATTATAAATAAAAAAACCCCTCCGATTGTGGAAGGGTCTTTGTAACTAAAGTTGTAACTAAACTATGCAGTAGGGTTTATTTGTGTTGCAGAAGCATCCCCTGTAATAACTGATGAAGTTACAAAGTAAGCAGGAGCAGTCTCTTGAGCAGCAAATGTTAAAGTAAATCCACTAAGGTCTCCCATAGCAGCACCTGATACAATAGTTCCGCCTGTTACTTCAGCTCCGTGTTCCAAACCTACTAAAAAGAAATTACCATTGTAATCCTCAATAGCAACGTGTGGTCTACCTGCAGCTAATAATTTAATCTCTTCTTGAGTCGCTTTATCTAAATAAGTCAATGTTATATTTAAAGTTTGCTCATAGAATGTTGTTCCGTTTTCTCTTGAAGAGTTTACAGTAGTTTCTAAGCTAGAATTTCCTTTGATGTCAAATTGAAACCACTCTGGAGTACCTGCTAATACTGTTATCTCTCCTGATACTATTGTTGCAGCACCTAATGTACCGTAATCAGCAAAGTAAACAGTCTTTAAACCACCTACTGCCGACTTACAAGGTAATGCTCTTCCTGATGTTAATGCACAAGCCATATGTTTTATGTTTTTTTTAGATTAATAAAAAAAGGGCAGATAGGTCTTTTCGGACTTACCTACCCCTTTAGATTGTTTATTTATGATTATGCAGGAGTATAAAGAACAATATCAGAACCGATACCGTACTCAACACCACTTGTAAATCTCATAATTACTCTTACATTCTGAGAACCATCTAAGTCTCCCATATCTAATACTTTAACCTCGTTGTGGTCAGATAATAAACCAGTACCAAAGAATAAGTTAGATTTCTCAGCAGCTACGATGTAGTTATCAGCTAATCCGTTTGCAACAAAGATTTTTACACCATCAAAAGATAATGCTCCGTTGTTCCACCATTGAG